CCGGTTTGGCCAATCCGTGACTGCTTGATGGCATCGCTGCGATCTTTCATGATCTGCAGGCCCATCTTCTCCCTGGCCTTCTCGACTTCCGGCACCACAAATCGCTGTGCCATCGGGTTGTCTGCCGTCAGCCCATACCGCTCCATGACTCCGGCGGTGTACTGATCCGTCAACAGCCGGATCGCCCCCTGGCCCTGGTCCGGTGTCGTGTAGTCGATCTGATCAGCGTGCTGCCGGATGTGCTCAGGCAGTCCGATCGCTACCTCAGACCCAGCCAGCTTCGCCTGGCCGCGCTCGTAGCCGATCTGCTCATACGGGTTCAGGATCGCCATGATCCCGGCAGCCCGTGGATCCCGCTTCGCCAGGGCGCGGTTGGCCTTGTTGTAGCTGCCTTCCGCGTTCTCAATCGCTACGTCGTTCTGCACCATGCCCTGCAGCGCTTCTGCCCGGGCGCGGGCTTCGCCTTGCCTCATCTGCGCGTCGGCGTACTGCAGGTTCATCTGCTGCAGCACCGGCGTCAGCTGCCGGTTGAACGTCTCGAGGTTGCCGGCCAGCCGCTCAAAGCTGTTGAAGCCAGCGACATTCGGCGTTCCGCCTTGCTGCACAGTCTGGATCTGCCCCATGCCTGGCAGCTGGGCAGGCCTGGCCGGCTCGGCAATGCTGACCCGCACCGGTTCGATGAAGGCTTGAACCGGCCTGGCGACGGGTTGGATCTGGTTGGTCTCTTGTCGTGCCATGTCAAACCCCCGGCGTTGGCGTTGGCGTTGCCTTGCCAGCCTTCAGGCCGTTGATGGCGCTCTGGGTGGTCATGTAGGTCTGGACGCCACCCAGGACCGCGCTGCCGGCCTCCATCACACCGATCCCGCCGCCAGGAGCTGCACCGGTCATTGACGGTGGCGGTGGCGTCATCAGCGTCGGCAGTGGCGGGTACGGTGCAATCGGATCCGAGATCTGTTGCTTCTGGTAGAACGGCTGGCTGTTGTAGGCATTGAGGAATCGCGTCACACTGCTCAGCTGCTCCCGCTTGTACTGGCGATTCCTCAGCCCCTCGTTGATGTCTGCCAGGGTTTGGTAGTCGCCCATCTGCCTGGCGAAGTCGTTGACGAACCGATCAGCGGTGTTGCCCTCCTGCGCCATTGCCTGGTATTCGGCGGACTGCTGCAGCAGCCGATACTGGTACTGCTGAAACGCCACTGCTTCCTGCATCCCAACTTCCTGGTACTGCTGGGCAACGGCTTCACTGTTGACGGCAAACTCTGCCCCTGCTGATGCCCGCGCCTGACCGACAACATCAGCCTGCTGCGCTTCCTTGGCCAGCTCGAAGTTGCGGAGCTGATTCACATAGGCCAGTGACTGGTTGTACTGGACCGTTTGTTGCCAATACTGCTGTTGCGCTGCAGCATTACTCAGCCTGGTGTTGAGCGCTGCCTGGTACTGGTTGAATGTTGCAGTGGCAGACTGATAGGCGCGTTGATCCTTGTACGCCTGCTGCTGCGCTTTGTTCTTTGCACTGGAACCAGCCAGCGATAGTCCAACCTGGGCCGCTGCAATGGCGAGCGCGATTGAATCCATCAGCCTGTCCTCAACACATGGCTGAACAGCTGACAGCTACGGCCCATGGGTTGCGGTGTGGCGATGATGAAGCCCATGCTCTTGAGCCAGCGCACCGATTCTACGTTGCCTGAAAAGACCCAGTTCTCCAGTCGTGCAGTCATCCCACGGTGTCGCTGAAGCGCGAGCAGCCCTGTCGTCCACCGTCGTCCACCCAGTGCCAGGGCTCTCCTGCGCTGTGCTGTTGCCGTCAAAGCATCAGTCCCCAGCAGCCACACCACAGTCTTGTTGAGGCCTGCCACCGCCAGCGGCTCTCCGTCATCTGCAGTGATGCAGTGGACGATGCCTGATTGCTCCCACGCCTCCCACAGGGCCTCTGCGCCGCTGATGCCGTAGGCGTAGGCGCACTCCAGCTCATCGCTTCGTCGCAGCCGCTGAGCAACGTGACCGACGCGCCACCGCTCGGCGGCTGCCCACTTCACATCCGCTGCCCCTTGCTGGTGACCTGCGCCAGCCAGTCGCAGCTGCTGAACATGCAGGGGTTGGGGGTGTCGTTGATCAGTTCAACGATGCAGCTTTCGCCGCGGGCCATGATCGGGATGGTGAAGACCCCCTCGAAATACTGCCGGTCCTCAAGGTCCAGCGGCTGCCCGATGACCCCGCTCTCCAGGCCAAAGGGCATGCCGTCCTCAGTCAGCAGCGGCCACCCGGTCTCGAGCATCAGCAGGGCCGTCGTCGCATCCTGGTTGCCCTGGCCCAGGGCGCTGCCCAGCTGGCTGTTGCGGACCCCCAGCTGCCAGCCATCAAACGAGTAGGTGGCCGTCGTCCGTCGTTCTGGCGTCACCTCCACCCGGAAGTAGCTTGTGTCGTGGTATCGGATCTTGGCCTGCCGGACCTGCGTGCGATCCACGTTGCTGGCCACCCGGCCGCCGCCAAGGTCCTGCATGACCTTGAACCGGCTGAAGCGATACCGGAACTCGATCGGCTCACCAAACACCACCGCCTTGTTGCTCCAGTCCCCCAGCGCCGTGATGGTGTTGCCGTAGCTGATGACCCCCAGCAGCTTGCCGCCGTTCTGGTCGGTGCCATAGAGGCTCCAGGCCTGGGTGGTGCTCTGCACGTTGAACGGCAATGTCCACGTCGTCGTCTTGGTGATCACGTCGTAGATGCCGCTGCCCACCCGGGCGACAGCCGGTGTTGCCGTGGTGGTGGTGACCTGCCGATCCAGCAGCAGCGTCGTCAGCGCATCGGTCGTCAGGCGATCACCCACCGGCATGGATTCCAGCCAGACGCTGCCGTCCGGGTATTCGACCAGCAGGTACAGCGTCTCGAGGACACACAGGATCTGCAGCACCTTGCTGGCGCCCGACAGCTGCCAGATCGACCAGCTGCGTTGAATCCGCTCAACCCCGCCACCTGTTGCCCGGTCGGCAAACTTGTAGACGTAGATCCGGTTTTCGGCGCCGGTTGCGCTGGTGATGGCGAACCACACGCCGGCCGTGTCATTCCCGGTGAGCCGTGTGACACCAGCAGGGATGTAGGTCGGCACGTGTTCGGTGAGGCTCGGTGCAGCACCGACCAGGGCAGTGCCGGCACCCCTGATGCCAAACTCCCGGAACTGCTCCCATGCCCCGTTGGTCTGGCCGAACACGATGCCACTGGCGGTCTGCAGTGGCTTGACGGCCATGTCCGCCTCATAGGCCGTGAGGATGGACACCATGGCCGTGGCCGGCGCCAGGGTCGCATCACCCGATGACAGCCGGAACTGCAGCTGATCGGAGAACAGGATCAGCTCATCCTGGGTTGGCACGGCATGGCGCAGCACCGACACCCGGTTGCTGCTGGCGGCCAGGTCGATCGGATCCGTGGCCAGGACCGTCGTGACCGTCTCCGGGAAGAACTCGAAGTAGGCCTTGGCCCTGGACAGGATCACATTCTCATCAGCCAGCAGGCCCAGCCGGTTCCGGTAGATGAACACGTCCTGGATGGCCTTGCCGATGAAGCTCGGGTCCGGCGCCGTGTCGTAGTCCCCGGCGGTGCGCTGCCCCCACGACGGGAGCTTGATCCCGCCCTGGGTGCTGCCATCGGCCGGGCCGAAGTAGAAGGTGCCGTCCGGCAGCCGCACCAGCAGCTGCGGCATCGTCCCGGCATCCAGCTGGTAGGGCATGCCCGGCCCGACGCATTCCTGCCAGCTGCCTTCGCCAAAGGTGGAGCTCGCGCCGCGAGGGACGAAGCTGACAAAGTATCCGTCGTACTGGTTGGCCTCCTGGCCGATGATCTCCACCGTGTAGCCCCGCGGCGCCAGGGTCGGCAGGTCCGTGAAGGCCTGGACCGTGCTGACGATCGCCGTGATGTCGGCGTTGCTCCTGGCATCCGTTGCGCTGACCGTGATGGTGCTGGCAGACGTGAGGTGCAGGACCGATCCCTCGCGGGTGATCGTGACACCAGTGACGCCAGCCAGGGCCGTCCTGATGGCCTCGGCAATGTCGGCAGTGCTGATCCGGTTCTCGGTGATGGTGGTGCCGCTGGTCGTCACCGGCTGGACCGGCGTTGTCACCGTGGCCAGCGTCCCGTTCACGCTCACCCGGTAGGTCTGGCCGTAGTTCGCAGCCTTGATCCAGACCAAGGCTTCATTGGCAGCCGGCCGTGGCGTTGCCGGCGCCAGGCTGGTGCTCATGGCCGGTGTCCGTCGAATCGAGCTGATGAAGGTGAAGTCCGCGATCGAGGCGCAGCGAATGTCGGCGGCACAGCTGACCACCGTGGACAGGTAGCTGTAGCCCGATGGGGCGCTGACGGTCTTCTCAATGCCGTTCAGGTCAAACACCCGCACCGCCGTCTTGGCGATGACCACCAGGTACTTCTCACCGCTGTCCCGCAGGATCGAGTGGAAGAACACGTCCCCGAGGGGTTCGCTGGTGATCCGCCGGATGACACTGGTGCCGGCGCGTTTCCGCAGCCCATCGGCCAGGGAGGAATAGCCATTGACCTGGATCTCCCCTTGCGTGGGATCCCGCTGGCCATCGCTCTGCTGGCTGACCCCTTGGATCAGGTTGCCGATGGTGTAAGCCGTGAGCGCCATTCCGCTACCCCAGCAGCCAGGAACCAGGCGACGAGGCGCCCAGCTGCCGGCGGCGAAGGCCCATCATTGGCCGGAACGTTGCCCATGCCGTGTCGCCCGTGATGGCGTTCGGCTGGCTCTGTTCGGTGTCGATCCGCAGCAAGGCCTGCCAGGCCCGTTCCTCATCGGCTGCCGTCAGCTGGTACGTGGTCGTGTTGCCGACTGCGCGGTTGCTGAACACCCGTGCTGCGCGGATCGTCACCCAACGGTTGAACACCTCGGGGCAGTCGTCCCACGGCAACAGGGTCACGATGTCGGCATCAAGCGTCGTGATGTCGTCCGGCAGCTGGTAGCTGCGCTCCTGCGTGTCGTAGACGCGGCCACCACGGGCCTGGAAGCGTCCATTCCATTCCAGCCGGGCCGGCGCCCACTTCACCACATTGGTCGGCAGTCGGATCTCCTTGGTGCTGGCGTCCTTCTGAAACGGTGCTGCTGTTTCCCGGTTCCAGCTCCAGCCCTGGCACTGGCCTTCGCGGTGGAACTCGAGCAGGGTGCGTTCGGCCTGGACTGCTTCGCCAACCTGCTGGGCATCAAGGGTGTTGACCGGGGCCTCACCAATCACAGCCAGGGCAATGTTCACCGCTTCCAGCAGCGTGGTCCTGCCTGGCGTCACCGCTTGGTTGGACAGGCCCATTGAACACTGCACCCCCGCAGCGCAATGCTAACGCTGCACACAAGAAAGCCCCCGTCGCCGGGGGCTCTTGCGCCCTATTCCCGCAGGCAGTCTAGGGAGTGACGATGCAGCCGGCACATTCCGGCGACAGGACACCCATGCCCACCGCCATGGAGGCGACAAACAGCTGGGCCTGGTACACCACGTTGTAGTCGCCGCCAGAGGCGGTCATCTGCAACTTGGGCTGACGCAGGTTCAGCACGCCCATGGCGTCCCGGTGGTAGATCAGCGCCTGGCACTTGCTCAGATCCTGGGCATACACCGAGTTGGCGTTGTCCCCGGATTGGAGGGTGTAGGCGGACTGGCTCACGAAGTTGGACCAGTAGACGGGGCACCCGTAGATCAAGCCGGCAAACACTTCACGGACAGTGCCGTTGGCAGCGCTGGCGCCGTTGAAGTCGGCATTGATCACCCGCTTCGAGTCCTGGAGATAACCCAGAACGTCGGGAGTCACGACGACACGCATGTCGTCGGTGGGCACGTGCTTCTTCTGCTTGAGGATGATCAGCGACTTGATGGCCGCGTAGAGCTCGTCGCCTTTGGCCTCGTTGGAAGCCGTTGCAAAGCTGGCGCTCAAGGTGATCTTGTCGCCAGTGCGGCCGGTGTTGATGCTCTTGGCCAGCGGTTCAGTGGTGGTGTTGGCGGCAGCGAACAGGACCCGCGCAATGCGAGCCTCCCGCTCATCCGACAGCGCCTGACCCAGCTGGTGCATCAGTTCGGCCCTCGTTTGAGGGTCCTCCTTCAGCTCGTCCAGGTCGTAGACCACCTCATCGGCAACCATCAGACCATCGAGGTAGATGATCCGGCTGTTCACGTCCGACGGGGCATTGGTGGTGCCGTCGATCGGAGTCCCGGGAGTGTGGTAGCTGGCCTTCCGGCGGCCGGTGACGATGAACCGCTTGGAGCGGCCACCGCGGATGTTGCCCTCCTTGACGGTGGAGGCAAAGATCTTCTTCTTGTCGTAGGCGGTCAGCAGCTCGTCAGAGCTGAGATCCAGAAACAGTGCGTCAACGGAGCCTGTGCCTTTGATCTGGCCAAGGCGTGACAGCTGAAGTGCATCAGCAGACATGGCTGGTACAGCGATTGGATGGTTGTTCCGTGGAACCCATCGCCTCCCGCTGATCCAGAGTTATCGCCCGCAGACGGCTCCGATCGCTACAAGGGTGGAATCTTCCGCCTTGACGTTACCACTTTCCTGCAGCCTTGCTACGGGCATGCTTGGCATCAACCCGACTGCGATAGCCCTCATCCCGCAGATACTTCTCGTCGCCATTGGCATCCCGTGCATAGCGCTCGGCCTGCCAATCGCTGCGGCTGGTGTAGACATCGGCCGGTTCACTGGCCTGGGCGCCACCGCCGAGGTACATGGGCTCGGACCTGGCGCTGGTGGCAGCCTTGGCCTGGATCGCCCGCAGCGCCCACTGGGCTGCCAGCACGTTGCCGGTATCCACTGCCGCCTGGTATTCGGCCTTCTCGGCATCGGACAGGTTGACCGCCGCCCACCGGCTGAGCTGATCGAAGGCGGCATCGCCACCGACCGACTGCCGCAGTGCTGCCACCGCTTCGGGGTTGTCGTTCAGGGATGCCACGTCAGCGGTCGGTGCCGCCGCTGCCGCCGGCTTCAGGCCTTGCAGGTAGGCCTCCACCAGCGGCCTGGGGATGCCGCCCTTCTCCACCAGAGCATTGACGTAGGGGGACACGTCACCGCCGGCATCAAGCGTGCGCCACATCTCGAACGGATTGATCTCGGCAGCGCCGATCCGTTCAGCCAGGACCTCGCCATAGACCTCGGCGGCTTTCTCCGGGGTGTAGTCCTCGGGGGCCGGGATGGCTGGCGCCTGCGGTTCGGCGGGTTCTGCAGCCGGCTGCCCCAGCTTCTTCTCCAGCTCCTGGTACGCCCGGGCCAGCTCCTCCTGGGACCGGAACTTGCCCAGCAGCAGCTCACCCTTCTGTTGTTCCGTGGCCGGCGGTTGCGCCTGCTCCTCATCCGCAGGTGCCGGCGGGCCATCAGTGGCGCCGACATCCGCCAGGAACTGCTCGAGGATGGACGCCTGGCGGGTGCTGGCAGGATCCACCAGGGCTTTCAGCTCCTCCGGTGCGTTGATCTGGTCAACGGTCTTGGCGGGTGCGGCGTCGGGTGTAGCGGTCATTGAGCCTCAGAGGGTGGGGTTTCGGGTTGTGGTGCGGCCATCTGTTGAACGGCCATGCCGGCATTGGCCAGCTTCTGGGGATCACCCATGCCGGCCTGGATCAGCTGCTGCTGTTGCAGCTGCTGCTGTGCAGCTGCCGCCTCCTCGGCAATCCGCTGATCGCTCTTGATCAGCAGTGGGTTGACACCCATGGCAACGGCGAACTCCCGCAGCCATGCCGACGCATCAAGCATCTGGCCAAACTGCTGCGGCAGGGCACTGCCGGCCTGGGCGGCAAACTGCGCCAGCTTTTCGGCATCGGACTGGCGACCCAGGGCCACCAGTCCAACGCTGATGACCGGCTCCACGTCGGGAATGTCAGGCAGCCCCTTCTCCTTCGTCAGGATCGCCAGCACCCGCTTGATGTACGGGTACTGGAACTCGACCGTGAGGATCGAGTAGATGGCACCCAGCATCTGCTGGATCTGCTGGATCTGCAGCCGCACCTCCTCGGCGGTGGTCCGTTCCGAATCGCGGATGTCGGGCATCAGGAACAGGCGGGCCAGTCGCTGCTCCAGCCGTGTCATCCCCTGGTACGCCACGGCCAGGTCGCGCTGATCGGCAGTCGGGATCGGGAAGAAATCGTCCGGCTGCGCGTCGATCACGCTGCCGTTGGGCGCCGCGGCAAACTGCTCCTTGCTGGTGATGGCCGACGGCTTGCGGCCGACGATGTTGCGAGCGGCCTGCATCTGCCCTTCGGTCACGGCCTTGTTGAGGGCTTCGTTGCTGATCAGGTCACTGATCGCGCACCACTCGACATAGCCAGGGCCGTAGCTGTCGCCATCGACTCGATACAACCGCAGCGGGATCCACGGCGACTCGTCGGCAGGTTCGTCCCCCTTGGTGCCCGGGACGATGACGCCAGCAACCTCCTGGTACCACGTCACCCTGTTGTCACGCCAACGGACATGGGTGTAGACGTCTACCTGCCTGGAATCCCGCCGGCTGCTGTCCTGCTCTGATTTGCCGTCACGGTTGTCCACCTCATCCAGCACGTCCCGCAGCTTCGGGTCCAGGCTGGCGTACAGGTACGTCTCACACGTCACCGCTTCGACGGGGGCACCCATCGGATCCCGCAGCAGCACATGCCGGCGGAGGTGAAACACCTTCATGCCGACGTTGCGCCGGTAGAGCAGGACGACACCACCAACGATCAGGTGCATCAGCGCCTCGAACAGCGCCACCCGATCGTTGGTGACTTCAATCTCACGGCCGACGGCACGCTCCAGGACCGCCAGGCCCTTCTCAATCTCCTGCCGCAGCTGAGCAATGTCGGCCTCCTTGGCTCCCCGCTGTCGCAGGTCCGCCTCGGCCATGGCGTTGTCGAGCTCGTCACCGGTCAGGCGGAAGAAGCCACCGGTGGGCGGCAGCAGGGCCAGCAGCAGCCGGGCCGCCAGGTTGTTGACGCCCATCCCGCCAATGCCAGACCACGGCAGGTCCAGCTCCCGATGCTGCACGGTGGTATCACCGTCATCAGGGATCAGGTACGGCAACGTCAACCGTGATGCCCGACGTGCCCGCTCCAGCCATGGATCCCGATGGCCACGCAGCTGCTGGTATCGCTGCCGGGCCGTGCCTGGCTCCAGCTCTGTGCCGTCGGGGTTGACCTGCAGGACTTCGCCAATGCCGCGGTCCATGGTCAGTTGCCTCCGAGGTTGATGCCAACACCGGGCATCGAGATTTCAGCGGTCAGCTGCAGCCCAGGCCGGCGCGGCTTGCGTGGTGCGACCGGCGCTGTGGTCTGCTCCTGCGCTGCACCGGCTGTGCCCTGGCCGGTCGTCGTCGTGTAGGGGTTGGCGTTGGTGGCTGTGGTGACCGGTGCTCGAGCGGCTGCCAGCTCCTCGGCACGCTTGGCGGTGTCGGCCTGGATGGCGGCGGCCTGCTGCTGCAGCTGTTGCACCAAGGCGCTGTTCTGCGCCTGCACGGCATCCTGCGCCTGCTGCTGCATCTGCAGCTGGGCCGCCAGTTCGGCTTGATTCGGCCCCGCCTTGGCCATGCGTGGGGCCTGTGGTCTTCCTCCGCACATGACTCAGCCTCCGAGGTTGATGGTGGTGGTCGGCGGCTGGAGATCAATCCGCACCGCCTTGCGGCCTTGCGCCCTGGTCATGCCTTGCCGATCAGCACCGATGACCGGCGCCTTCGCCGTCTTGTCCGGTGGAGGGGTCCCCACCAGTGCCGCCAGCCGGGCAGCGGCGGCTGTGGTGTCGTTGGCAGCGGCGGTCTTGGCGGCAGCCAGGTCGGCCATCACCTGCTGTTGCCGCATGGTCTCGGACTGGATCTGCCCCTGCGCTGCCAGCACATCACCCGACTGGGCCATCTGCATGGCCTGCAGCTGCTGACTGGCCAGCATGGAATAGGCCCCGTAGTTGGGCTGCTGGATGGTTCCACGTGGAGCCCCGCCGCCGCACATCACGACCTCCCGAACGCTTCCACTTGCGGCCCGTCATAGAGCGAGTCTTCCTGTTGCTCGTCATGCCAAGCCTGCAGCACCTCGACAACACGCTGCTCACCAATCCGCTCCCGGATGACTTCGTGGCTCAGGCGACTGAGGCCAACCAGATCAGCAGGGAATGTCTCCCGCAACCGTGCCAGCAGGGCTTGGGAGACTACGGGCGTGAGCACTGCAGGGCTGCAACCGTCTCTAGGCTACCGGAGGCCGCCAGAGAATCGGCCTGGATTCAGCCATGTCGTATTCGCCAGGTCGGAGAATCCGTGCACATCGAGCCTGCACGATGGCTTCAGCTGCTGACTTGCCGGCCTTCTTGTAGGCCTTGACGACTGCCTGCCACATCTCGGCTTCGGTGCTGCAGCCAGCCAGCACCTTCTCCGCTCCCTTTTCCCCGACGCCAGGGCAGCCGGGGTAGTTGTCCGATTTGTCGCCAATCAAGGTCTGGCCGTAGAACGCCAGGTCTGCGTCCATTTGGGTCTGCAGCTGGATCTCGCCACCCCTGTAGACGTAGCCCGGGATCGTCAGCAGGTCCTTGTCCTTGCTGGCGATGATGTCCCGTCTGGAGGCCAGGATCCCGCAGGCATCATCGGCCTCGACATTCGGAAGCCGCCAGACCATCCAGCCGCAGCTGCGGGCCAGCGCTTCAATCCGTTCCACCAGGGCCGGCCAGCCCGGCACCTTCTGCTCCTTCTTCCGGTTTCCCTTGTACTGGGGATAGACCCCATACCGGAACGTGGTGCGATCTCCAAGCACCAGGGCCAGGCTGAAGTTGGGGATCGCAGCCATCAGGTCCGCCATGGCGTCCTGGAACAAGGCGATGGCATCGCCATGCCGGCAGATGCGCTGCCAGTCGTCGGGCTCCCATTCGATGTCGTGCTCGGACGCCTTGGCTGCCGGGACAAGGAAGCCTTCGGCATCAACCAGCAGGTACGGGCGGCCGGGTTCGCGTTCCGGTGCAGTCATGGCTGCCGCCCTCGCATGTGGGCCACAACCTTGTGGATCAGCGCCAGCGGCACCTTTGGCGGCCTGGGCACCCAGCGCCTGAACACCCAGACCTGAGCCTCAGGATCCCACTCGGCAGTCCGATCAAGCAGCTTGCGCTTCCCGTTGTTCCGATAGAACTGGATTAGGTTGGGATTGTTGGTGCATAGCGGCGACTGAATGATGGTCCACCCGTCGCCGTGATGGATAATGTTGGGTAACATCATTCCTCCTGCTGTGGTTGTTGTGGGTTGTAAAATGCAGCATCCAGTAGATCCGCTGTCTGCGAGCTGCCGCCATAACGGACTCGCAACCACTTAGCAAGCTCTCCGCTGATTTCCTTGGCGTCGTGGATGCATTCAACGCACGGCATCTTGCAGTTGGAAGGACCAAGCGTTCTGCAGTAGGCCATGCCAAGGACGGTGCTCAGCTTCTGTTGTGCTGTGGTCATCGCTTGCCCTCCAGCTCGGCGGCGATGGCGAGGAGCTGGAGGCGCAATGAGTGCCTGGCAACACCAGTTTCCGACGTGCGATTCCACGGCTTCTGCTCCGGAGCCA